GCTCTTCCGATCTCAAGAACGCCGAAGCTTTTTGCTGCTTTATTGTTCGAGGCGGCGAGTCCGGTATTGCTCTGGATGATCTTCTGAATCCTTATCGGGAAAGCTGAGAACCCACTGGAAACTCTCTGCATCTCCGTAGCCAGGGGGCGCATTGCGTCCGCCACCTGATTCATCTGAACAGCAAACTTTCCTAAATCTGCTTTTTCTAAGGACTCGCTAATCTGAGGCAACTTTTTAAGGGCGTTGATTGTGGAGGACAAGCCGCTGGACTTCTGGATAGAAGACAATCCGTTAAGTGCACTTGTCATTTCCTTTAACTTTACTGTATTAATGCTGCTGCTATTTATCAGCTTTGCCGCATTTGCAAGTGCCTGCATCTGCTTAGAAACTGTAGTAAGCCCCGCTCCACCCTTTGCCGCTGTTTTCAGGTTAGTCAGCGCGGTAGCCAATGCGTCGATTTTTGCCGCCGCATCACTCGAAGTTGCCTCTATTTCAATTTGCAGACTATCAATATCAACGGCCATGATGCTACCACCTTCTGAAATACGGCACTTGGCAATGAAGCACTTGGCACTAAAGATATAAAAAGCCCCCGCCACCTCATATAAGATAGCGGGGACTTCGATTTACAAGCCCGGTATTATATCTTTGATTACATTGCTGAATCCATATATGCGTCTTGAATTTTTGTAGCTTCTTCCATATAAACATCCATCAGTTTCCCGGCCCATTCTTCATACTCATCATATGATCCGCTTCCGGCATGATAATAATATTCAGCCATTTTGGAAATTCCCTCATTTGATATTTCGGCCAGTTCGCTTATCTTTTCGTTACTTAATGTGGCAAGCCCTTGAAGCCCCTCTGTGTTATTTGCGGCTTCTATTTTGTATTCCTCTATCAATTCCGGAACAGCATCCCTAATTCTTTCTGAATAATCATCCAAAATTGATTGATAATCTTGATACACTGCTTTAGAATCGTCGGCCTGTTGGCTTTTCTGAGTTGTGAATTCTGGAAATTCCTCTGTTTTTTCGCTAATTATCTCTCCGGTTTTCCAATCATACACATCTTCATATGTTTCTGCTGAAGGAGTAATCCAATAATATTGGTCTGTTTCTACGTCTGAAATACTAACAGGGCTCCAGGTTTCGCTTGTATAGAAACAAGAAAAACGCATTTCTATGTCATCACACATAACCTCTACGCTCACGCTTCGCACACCATGGTTTTCCATGTCAGACTCAATTTTTATGTTTTCTTCCCCAATATCTATCCCGATTTTATTAAAAGTTTGTGTGACAAGAGATGTAAATTCATTGTCTTCAAGCAACTCATGGGTTTCTTGGTCCATATCCTCACCTTGACACCCGGAAATCATCAAACCAACCATCAATCCAGCCAAAATAAAAGAAACTAGCTTTTTCATTTTTCTACCTCCGTCCAGAAATTTCAGATATTATCAAAGCAATTCCCTTGCATAACTGATATATCCCAAACGGGATAAGCAACAAAATGAAACATAGCAATTCAATGACGCCTTTATCTGCATCCGTTCTTGTCTTTCGTCTTGTCACATTTCATCCCTCCTCCCCCAAATCTTACCACAACTTGGGGAAGGAGGCAATCAAAATCTCCGCTATCTCATATGAAGTTGGCAAGGTGCAAACCAGGGCCTACCGGAACTTTTTCTCAGCAGCCCTTGCCCAATTCTTAAAGAACAGGGTGGCTTTCAAACGTTCGTTTTTAACTTCCTGCTCGGTTGGTACTTCTTTTTTCTTGCCTAGTTGGTACGGTTCCGTTCGGTATGGAACTGGTTTTGTCCCCTTTTTGGCAAAATCCCGGAATATCGGAGATGTGTCACAAAGGGCTTCGTAGTTATAAAGGCCCTGTAGCCAGAGCATCATGTTTTCCCGCTCAAGCCTTTGCTTATCAGCTTGGCGGTATGCCTCTACCATCCATACATCACCATACCAATACTGTTCCCAAGTCATGCCGATGGACAGATAGTAGGGGCACTCCGCCTCAAATAGTTCCGTATAAGACCGTGGGCTATTTACAGCTCCACAGTCACCTCTGCGTTTTTTGCCGCATCCTCGTCAGTTGCAATCAGGTGGGTAAGGGCTGCCTGATTGTAGAGCTGAACCAGACGTTCCAGAAGAGCACTTGTCATCCCGCCCATACCATCCAGCAGGGCATCAGTCTGAGACCGGGCTACATTCTTGTGATTTTTTCGGAAAGCATAGTAGAACAGCTCCGGGATTCTAGTCACCGGGAACACTGTCAGCTCGTCCACCTTAAAGCCACGATTCTCGGCAAATTTAACGCTTTCTCTGCTAAAATCAAGTTCATACGCCGTCTCGGTCTTATTGTCGATGACGCGAACGGGCATCACTCTATCCTGAATGCTCACGACATTATCACTCATATGGTATTTCCTCCTCAAACCTCAACGTTTTTCTTGGTAGAAGATCTCAGACTCATACTTTCCAGATCAGTAGGCTTTGCTGCCCACTGAGGCGCACCGGTCGGGGTGATGTAGAGAGTTGTTTCCAGAACAGCAGAGACCTCCATAGCGGGCATACCCATCGGGGAGGGCTGACCCGTGAAATACAGTGCCTTGGTCAGCCCAGGAATCACGATACAGAACCAAGTAGCCTTATTTCCGGCGGCTGCCGTATCATAGGCATCGACAACGCCCTCCCACTCGGTCATAGATGCCTCGGTCAGGTTTGCCGTAAAAGACAGTGCGCCGCCGATGTCCTTCAAGCCTGGGACATAGGTCTTCCACTCCGTCTCTTCCAAGGTCGTTGTTTCCAGGTTGTCGGGCTCAGGGTTCAACTCAGGAATGCTTTTGATTTCGGAGATTTTTTCGTACCCAGTAGTCGGGCGAGTGCCAGCGGTGGCTTCTGCGGCGTACAACAGGGTGACGCCCGCTGTGCTAAGTTGGATTCCTGCCATAAAAATAGTACCTCCTAATTTTTTAGGGAGGCACTTGGCACAGAGGCACTCGGCACTGTCAGCCCTTTTAGTTTGTGTAGATTCTAAAATCCTTGTCCGCTACGCCCTCATACCGGGCGACAATGCGGTAAATAGTGGCATCCTGCAAATTGGACACCGGATTGCACATGGTACGAGTGAATCCCATCTTGGAAAACTCATTGTCGATGGTTTCAATGATATCCTTTGCCTCGGACTTCTTGTACCCTACACTGTTCGTGTAGACGTTTACCTCGTACATCAGCGACACGGCGTTTTCCAAATTTGGTGCCGCTGTTCTCATTTTTTGAAGCACGCTGTTGTCGCTTTCAACGATGGTGACGGCCGGAAATTTTGCGGGGCTGTCTACATATTCGCCAGACACAAAAATTCCTTCATAGGACGCTCGAAGCGCTCCTGCAATTTGACTGAAAAGGAACGATTCAATGTCTATGATACCGACCGCCTCCTCAAATCCCCTTCATAGAAAATGGTTTCGACATCTCGATACCCAAACACGTGATATCTTTTCCATGCTCTTTTGAACGGGAAATTAAATATTCTGCACCACTCAGACAAACATTTTTCTTGCCCATTTATTTTGATTCTGATGTTTGTCGTTTTGTTTTGCGCTTGTAACGCATACGGAATAATAGTGCAGTTTTCAGGAGAATATCCCTTATTTACATCGATTCGTTCAATAGTCAATCCGGGTCTCCACCCGTTTTTTACTGCCCATCCGATAAACACCTGGGAGTCCATCCATTCTTCGCACAAGGTTATTCCTCGTTCTCCGTAAGAATAGAACCGTTGCGACTTTGGGTTTGAACACCTGTTCTTCATGTTCCACCAAGAGTTATAAATTTTCTTGTAATCTGTTTCGCTTAATCCAAACGGGTTCTTTCTCCACTGCACAAAATCCCAACCTTATCTCAAAACCGCTTTGGCAACTGTCAAGAGACTGTCTCTCATGGCCCTGTCCGCATTATAGAATGGCATATGCGGCTTATTGCCGTAGGAGTGCCCCCACCCCTGACCATTTTTGTCTCTTCTTATAACAAGCCTTGGATCATCTGTCGGGAACCACCAGCCATTAGGATCATCCCAATGCCCGTTCCCCGGATATGTTCCTGGGCCAAACCCAAAATCATCATCCCATGGATGCCCGCCACCATAGCGTACGCCAGCGCCAAACTCAAAGAACAATATTGCTTGCGATTCGGCGTATAGGACATACCGCCCTTCGCCTTTTTTATCCAGTGTCAAACTTTCAATCGTCTCACCAGAAAACACATGTCCCTGCATGACGCTGTAGGCGACAGAGTAGCCAATCTCGCTAAGCTGCTTTGCGATTTCCTCGCCAGCCCCCTCAACCTTCTTCTGATACGCCTTGACTTCCTTCAATGCTTGGTTGATCGAGTCCGTGCTCAGCTTCAGTTTTATTTTTGGCACTTAGCATCGCCGCCTCAATCTCTGCTTTTCTATCAAACAATTTTTGTTCCGCTTCGTACTCAGATACAGAAACCTTTTTGATAGCGTATTGAATACTATTCTTCCATGGAGCTTTCCGCTTCACAATGTAGTTATACGGGCCGTCAGTATCAGCCCCATCTACCCACAAAACGGAATCCTCATCAATTTGGCAGGCCGTATCTGCGGTAGTTGCCGTTCGATCGTAATCCTCCAGTGAGCCGAACTGCTCCACCTCGGAATTGCCCTTGTTCGGGGAAACACACAGCATAGCGGATTTCAATTCGCTGTAAATAGGGACATATGAGCCGGTCGGGTTTCCATATTCATCTACGATTTCCTCTTGACCCTTGTATAGTTTGAAGAAAACAGGCTGTTGATTCCGGAGCAACGATCTCATAGCTCATCATCCTTTCGCTTGATGATGATTTCTCCAGGGGAAAAAGTGAGTGTCACTTCTGCAAATTCGTCCGGCGCACCATCATGTACATCTAACTTTGATACGCTTTTTAAATGGAATCCATCAATAGAAATATCACAAATATTCACACCGGAATATTCAATAACGGTTTTGTGTCCATTCGGATGAACCATCATCCCACCACCTTTGCAACTGGCGTCACTTCCTGCAAGAGCGGTTCAGAAATCCAAGAGGACTCCCAAGCCCGACTGATGGAGTTTTCCCCATGACTAAGCTGTCCCTCTGCTCCGATTCTGTTGTAGAGGTCAAGCGCACACCTGAACTGCAAATCAAGATACCGGCTCTCCAGTTCCTCCGGCCATTCCTGGAACGGATACCGTCTCGCCATGATCGCCGCTTTTGCGCTCTCCAGGCAGTCCTCCAGGATGGCCTCGTCCGGCTCATTCGTGCGGAGTTTCAACCTCGCCAGATTGTCCATTGTCCGCCCTCCTAGGTCTACCCGGCTTTTTAGGTGCGGCGGGAGGCGGCGTCGGTTCATCCAACACCGTCCCGTGCCGCTTCATCATATCCGCGTCTTCGGCCTTGATAGAGACCTGGGCACCAACTTCATAAAACCGGCCACCATAACACACGCGGTAATTTGGAATAAACTTCATGCTGCCTCCCGCTTTTCTTAACTCTCGAATGTAGCTCCAGAGAAATTGAACGTCACAACGCTTTGGTTATCTACCAACACTTCGAAAGCATCGGTCTTCGTAACCCGGAAAATAATATCCGGGTCAAATGCAATGTCCTGCTTAGTAGGTGAACCATTTTTCTTGAAGGTCATTTTGCTTCCGGTCTTAGTCAGGTGAAACGGAAAGTAATAACCTTCTTGCTCGTCCGGCTCAGAACTGAACTCGGTGTATCCGTCACATGATGGAATGTACCGACTACAGATCCATCAGCCTTGACCGCCAGGTCATCTCCTACCAGCTCGGACACCTGCTTCCACAATAGGGTCTGACTGCCGGGGAAAAGGCTTAGAGTGTCAGACCCGATCATCCCCCCAGGACGTTGAGCACAGCCACCTCGTCCATACGCTCGAAGGAGGGCAGGACGATTTCAGACGCGAAGGTGTTGATGTTTACAGGATGCTCCTGGAGAATACGGGTAATCGCAACACCTGTATTCACAATGGAAACCTCTGCGCTGGACGCTCCACGCAGATCCGCCTCTTCCGGAGTTGTTCCATACCAAGTGCCACCGAGTGCGCCGTCAGGAATCAGGCAGACATACCCATTGGGCACAAATGCATGGGCTACCTTGCTCTCGTCCCGGTACTGCTTGTCGTAAATGGCAATCCGCAGACCAGAAGTAGACTCCACAACCGCCTTTACTTCGGCGTCTGTCAGATAGCCAAGAGACAGGCCATTAGTGGTCAAATAACGATTCTTTACTGCATCCGTCTTGGAAAGCAGATTGAACGTGTAAGAGTTCATAATGGCGACCGTCAGTTCAGTTCCAGTCTTAGATCGGATAGCGTCTTTGACTGTCTTGAACGCCGCAAAGGGGTCAGCCGTAGAGGGCTTGTCCCAAGTTGCAGTATCAGTCAGTGCGGTGTAGTTGGAGGTCTTCCAAGAACCGTCTGTATCATACTTGTACGTGTAATTCACACCGTTTGCTTTAATGGCAATACCAACGTCTCCACCCTCGGGGAACAGGAGCTGCATAATCATCCGCTCGGGCACGACATTTGCACCGTCAACCAGATCTCGGGTATCGTCAAATACACGAGCAATCACTTCGGCAGCGTAGGGGTCGGTAGACTCCTGCACCCGCAGCATCTCCTGCCGGTCCTTCTCTTTGATCTTGTATCCCTCACGGAAGAAAGGCATCTCGGTCTCCAGCTTCTCAAATCCAATCCGATCACGGAAGGTGGCCTTCGCGTCGAATGCGGAGGGCATCAGAGAGACAGGTAGCCCACGGGAGCCTTTCAGCCAGGACAGGTCAAGGCCGGCCTTCTTGCGGGCAGGGAACAAGGTCGCGCCCAGATAAGGAATCTGATTGGAGGCAACCTCAATCCAGTTGGCCGCAATCGCAGCAGGAGTAAAAACTTCTCTCAAATCCATTATGTATCCCTCCTTACTCGTTCACGCCAATGTTGTCACGCAGAATGATACCGGGCACAGCAAAAGTATCATCCAGCGTAATGCTCGCATGGGACTCGACTTTCTTTTTGTCCACAACTCCCTGTACCAGCAGAGCGCCATTGGGATTCTCGGTCGGGTCTACATCATACAGTAGCATACCCACAGCGGTAGCATAAGAGGTAGTAGCCACCTTCTTCCCAGCAGTAGTCATGGGCATACCAGCAGGGACGGCAGCGGTTTCCGTGACACAAATGGGGATCGTCACAAAATCGTCAGCGGCCAGAATCTCAATGGTTCCGCCAACAGAAGTCTTGGTAAACTTCATCTGTTTCTCTCCTTTTCAATCAAAGGTAGTGTTTCAAACCTTCGTTTGCGTTTTTGAGGGCGTCGGCCCGCTGTTTGCCCAGATTCTTGGCAAACTCCACGGCCTCGTCCTTCTCTTCATTCCCACCACCAGCACCGCCAGGTTTGGGGTCCTGCTTTACCAGATCAGCCCGCAGTTTTTTCTCATAGGCGGCGTTGGCTTTCTGCTGGTTCTCAAAGACTTTCTTCATGTCGCTTTCGGCCAGCGCTTTAGCCGTATCCTCCGCCAACTTTTCATCGAAACCCGGCATGGCAAGGTAACTAGCCTTATAGGTGGAGATTGTCTTTTCAGTCTCCAGCTCTTTCAGTTTAGCTTCCATCTCCGCCCACTTCGCCTCGCGCTCGGCGGCGGCGGCTTCGTCCTCGGACAGCTTGCCTTTAAGCGTTTTCTTGGCCTCGGCCAATTCAGAACTCACTTTGTCAAACTGCGACTTCTGAATGTACCCGGATAAGTCAACCTTTTCCGGCACTTCCACTTTGAGCAGGGCTTCCACTTTCTGTTCGGCAGTCATGCTCTCAAACCCTTCAATGGCTGTGGTATCAATTGGCATATCAATTCTCCTTTGCGCTTTTGTGTCGGGCATCTCCGCCCCATATTTCGCGTTTGTCCGGTTCTCTCCGGTTTGCGTTTGGTAAGGCGCTTCTCTGCGCCGTATTCAAACGGCCGGGCCGCTTAAATTTACTTTTTCTTCGCCGGTGTATACCAGCAACGACAACCGGGGTGGGGCTTTGGCGGTATGCTACGGATGGGATAAATTTTCCCGTCTCGTTCCTTACAAGTGGAGCACTCACGCCCGTCATTCATGGTGTTCCATTTCACATAGCGAACACCGCTGTCTTGAAATGCTTTCAGTGTGGATTGGTCTGTGACTTCCACCGCATACCATTCCGTCATCTGCGCCCAGTAGGAAAGGCCCCGTCGAAACTCTGTGACCTTTGCGGTGGTCGAGTTAATAGCCTCCGCTGTGCGGTCACGCTTGCGCTCCCATTCGTGGGAATACTGGTATTTCGTAACAGCGTTGTACGCCGCCAGCAATGCCAGTAACCACGCTAAATCAGGTGGTTCCTTTCCGTGCGGCTCGGCCTCCTGATACCGCTCCTGCGCCAGTTCAAGAAAGACATCTTGGTTGTCCTTACGTAGCTGGTCATATAGCGTCCGGGTGACTTCCAGCACATTGAGTTCATCAAATTTCGCCAGCGCCGCTTCGTCTTTGGCGTCCTCAAACCGCTTGACCGCCCTCCTATTCAAAAGGTCGATGGCTTTATCGGTGAGGTCATAAGGGTTTTTGTTTTCCAAACAGTTCATCCCCTATGCGGTTGTATTCATCGAGAATTGCATCAAAAGCGGCATCCCATTCCGGGCCATGTTTAGCGTCATATCCAACGGCTACATGTGCAAGTTCGTGTGCAAAAATTTCTGTTGCGTTTTCAATGTCCACATTCGGGTCTACTAAAATTTGAATTTCTCCATCATCGCAGAAATTTGTGAGACCATACGCCTTGTCTCCATCGTCTGCTTTCAAGTCAGGCTCAAAGTAGCACTCGCACTCTTTTCCAGGATAAAGGCTCTGAAATGCTTGATATACCATGCTGAACGGGTCATTCCGAAACGGAGACATCATTGTTTCTTTCCTCCGCAGTTATATTTGTGTCCCTGTTGGTATTCAGTTCATCTCTCAAACTCCGCTCCATCTTGCGTTTCTGTTCCTCGTACCAATCCATACTCACACGGTATGCAGATTCGGGGTCGCTGAATAGCCCACTGTACTGGAACGCCAACTTCGGATGAATTTTGCTATTGTTCAGCATCTCCGCCAGAACTTGCGCCTTGGACTGGATATTGGACAGGTTCTTGCGGGTGAACTCCGGCTTGATGTCTGCCAACTGCAAATCCAAATCGCCAGTCTCACGGCAGATATACAGCACCAGCCGCAGGAACTCCCGTTCCGACCGCTCCCATGTCTTTTCCGTGTCCTTGGCCCGGCTCTCAGCGGCAGACCATCCATCTCGGTAAATGACCGCCTGCCCAGTGTCGCTGGTAGAGGAACCTCCGTTCCGGTTCGGCATCCCGCAGATGGTCAGGTATGCGTCCTCCAAATCGTCCACAATGGTCTGCGTGTTGGTCTGGTTCAGTTCAGAGGCGATGCGGTATACTTTGGCCTCCATACCAGCCTGAACGCTTTTGATAGTAATTGCCATCCCGCCCTTTGCCAGTTCCTTATATTGACCGTCCTCTAACTCACAGTTTTGGAACACATCAAAGGCGTTGACGAAATCCTGAATACTGTCAAGCCGGTTGGATTCAATCATGTTGATTGCGTTCAGGATTGGGATGACCGGCTCAAACGCACCCATGCGGGCGTCATTGTTCACATACTCCACAATAGGGATGTAGGGGATGGTACGGCCCTCCTGCTTAGTGATCTGACCGTTCTGCACCTCGAAATACCATTCTGGGGTGTACACGCAGAAGTAGGGCTGTCCCTCATCATCTACCTGTTCCAGCACACCAGCGACCTTTTTCTGCCCTACTCCGCTATGGTAGATGCAAAACGCCGCTCTTGGGTCAAGGGTATATATGGATGCCGGGGACCCGTCTTCTTCTCCGACTTCGTCAGTGAGGACCATGCGGACCGCAACACCGCAGATGTGCATCCAGTCTGCCAGCTCTTTGTCGAGAGTGTCTTTGCTCTCGGCTCGCATATATTCATTCAATGTATTCACATTAGAAGAAATATCATCTTCTCCGCCGTTGGACACATAACGGATTGGGCCATCCAGAAGGTAAGCAGACTTGAATACCACGATTTCGTTCGCCCGGTTAATCATCACCTTGTTGTTGATCTCCGGGCGGACGATTTTATCTTTCAGCCGGATGTCCTGTTTGCCTCTGTAATAGTCATACAAATAGGACATTTCCGCACTGTTGATGCGATGCACGGCCAGTGCCTTGCCCAGCACCTCCACCACATTTTCCGGGGTAACTTTCTTTTTGGCGGTGTAAATTTTTCTACGCCCAGTCAGCCCATTGACCGGCCACTCGGATATAGCTCGAACAGTATTGTTTTCAGTCACTCTGTCACCTCCAGACAAACAAAAAAGTGCCAAGAACAGACCCGTATAAGGTCTACTCTCGGCACTCGGCACGCTTCGTCCAGGCATTGCCCGGAGGCACTTGGCACTAAACTATATATTCTCAGGCGCTTTTATCGCCTTTTAACTCAATCTTGATGTTTTTCTTGCAAGCCTTACAGTATGGATAAACTATACCAGTTGTTTTGCTATCCACCTGCATCAAAAGCCGCCCTTTTCCATGATTGATGCCAGCAGCGGCACAGACCGGACAATAAATGTCAATCTTCATTCAGTTGGGCGACTCCTTTCTAATTCTGGTGGACCATCTTGGAATCGAACCAAGACCAAGCCCTTATGAGGGGCCCGCCCGACCATCGGGCCAATGGTCCAGATATACCCCTTTCGGGGTATGCTGCGGGGTTGGTCAGGCTTGCCGTGGGCCTGTATGTAATCCGCTGTGCGGTATCACATCACAATCATCAAGGCTGTATTACAATCAGCAACCTATTTCCGTTTCTGCTACTGACGCTTAGACACCGCTGGTCGGTCTACGTTGCCACACCTTTCCATCCTCACCTCACATACTCCATCCATAGGAACAGCCTTGATAATCACGGTACATCTCAACCCCTCCGCTGGTGTCGTCAGTCGGAACCGTTCATCTTTATAGGGCCGGGGTCAGCCAAAAATAATTTTTTCACCTTGCCGCTTTCGCACAGCGCACAAGGAAGGCCCGTCTGCTTTTAGCCTGTGGTGCCATACATCTGGTGCCACCGCCCGCCTCAAGCGGCGAGGAGCGGCATATGGCGGACAGTAGGTTATCCAGCCGCCCATTGGCATTTAATTTAATCGCGCAGTGCCTCTTTTGCTTTCCCTCTGCGTTTGGAGCCGAGAGGCGGCATTGAGCCGCCACACGTCCGCGACGTAATGGGCCGCCGCTTCCGCTTCTGCTACTGCACTCGGTATATGTGCGCTTCCCGCTTAGATTGTCACGCCCTAGCCTTGGTGGCGACATCATGATTAGCCACTCGCAGGGTAGTTTTCAGCGGGATAGCGCTGGTAGCTATCGCCCTACACAAGCGTCCGGCTTCCACGGATGGGAGCGACCCAATATAGCAGGCGGACTGAGTTGCACAGCCTGGAGATCACCCTGCTTCTGGCTCCTGCATATCGGCGGATTCCGTCTCTACACGCTCCGCCGGGCGCAGCCGCTTTCTATGTGTCGGCACACCGGGGCAGGTCATAGCTGCCACCGCTTTTTTAGCTCCGCCCCCATGACAGGCGGCTCGCGTCTTACTCTTCCCAGCGCCTAGACGCTCCGGCAGTCTGGTGTAGTGTCTTTCCACCGTCAGCTCCGTGGCCTTTGGAGCGGTTTAATAAGTTGGCTACCGCAAAAAGTGCGGGTCACCAAGCCCTCGGCCGGAATCGAACCGGCGTCCACTATGCCAAATCAGGGTATCGCTCTCACCATTGAGCTACAAGGGCATATTGCACACAGTAGGGGCAGCGGCTGCACCGCCGCCACCCCGCCCGTGTGAAGGAGGCTGGAAAAGAAACCTGGCGGATATGGGCAAATATCTATCCTCCTTTATTATACCACAATATATACGATTTAATCAAGGCATTATACACAATATTTTGTGTTTTAAAATGGACGGCGGAACACCTCTACTTTGTTCCCTTCGAGTTGCTGAACATACTCAGCAAACATTGCCCAAGCATCAGGAACATCATCATGCTTATTTTTACCTGCCATCGTATACCCGCAAAGGAAGTTGAGCATCCTTCGATATTCCTTGTCCTTCTTTATGACAGAGTTGTCTTTGAACAGCACATGGTCTTTCACCCACGGCGAGTTCACTATGATTTTTGTTTCCTTTTGCTGTGTCGTATATTTTGTGGTGATTTTCGCTATACCGCCAGCTTCTTTAACTTCTTTCTGAACTTTTTCTGCTACTTTCCCACCAGCGCTGTTGCTTTCAAACTGGCCCATTTGAGCCTTATGCTGAAGGAGCTTTGACACCAGCCGCGCCTCTACAACCTCTGGATTGCTGTTGTCGCATACTACGTCTTCACAATAGAAGGCATTCCCGTACTGGTAACAAATTGGCATGACGCAATAATCAGTGCCCTTGTCCTTCGTATCGCACACAAACAGGATTGCATCTGGTTTCCCGTCAGGAAGCTCAAAATACCTGCGCAGCTCATCTTCATTGTATAGCTGTCCTTCACGCTCAATGGGCTGAGTCATGTATAGTGCCCTCCAGGAAGCATCGTCCATAACATCTCTCTGATTGTGATAGAATGCCGTGGTAAACCCAAGTCCATACGGATAATCAAAATTACTCTCATCATTTTCATCCAGAGCAGGTAGGTGGATAAACTCTGCCATTGGGTCTTCTGCATGGGCTAGTTCAAGTCGGTCAATGGGGTCATGTAACGTCCAAGGTGTTTGGACAAGAAGCTGGACACAATCTCCGATCATACGCTGCATGAGGTCTGTATAATACTGCTGCCAGAGCTTGTCCATGCGCTCTTTACTCATTGCGGACTCAATATCAGGTACAAGGTCATCTGCTACCAACAGGTTTGACGCACGGACCTTGCCTGCATTGCCGGATCCGATAGACGAAAACTCAAAGGTCTCAAACCGCTTTCGTTTCCCGAGATCAATCCGCATGTCTTGGGCGTTGGTTTTACAAACTTGAATAGATGGGAAAATATCTTTCCACAAATACTCCCCTTTAGGATCTAACATCCGCCCAACTTCTTCATAAGCCCCACGCAGGAATGAATTTGAGTGCGACCCCATCAGAATGCTTAAATCTGGATTCTTTAACCCCTCCATCACCATGAACATCAATTCAATGGTGGTCTTCCCGACGCCCGGGGGAGCCATAACACCCAAAATGCGTATCTTCCGTTCAGATAGCCGCTGCATAGCTTGAACAACCGGAAGTAACTGCTTTCTGCGTGGCATATAAAACTTCTTTTTCGGCTCTCTATCCCACTCAGCATATCTTATCGCCGCATCAAAATCATACGGCGCATCAAACAGCAGACTCCGCTTGTTCAGCTCGAACATACGGAGGCTTTTTTGTTCTGCGGCGAATCTTGCGGACAGCCGACGTACTTCCTTGTTTCGCTCATGGGCCAAGGTAAAATCTTCTGGTTCTAGCAGCCGCAACGTATCAAAGGCATCAGATAACGCAGACGGGTCGGAGAGGTCACGCTTGAACGCCCTCTTCACCAGCTCCCGAATTTCCATAAAAATAAAGTGCCTCCTATCCTTTCAGATAAAAGGCACTTGGCACTGTTCGCTCCATCTGGAGAGGCACTTGGCACTACAATTATTCAATCTTCCGCCGGTTCCGGGTACGGAATCCAATGAGTTACTTCATAATCCTTTCCAAGCCCTTCCCAGTAATCTCCAACAGCATCCGCAAGCTGTTCCCATTCTTTGTACTCTGGATTGTATCAGACATCAACCCAGGTCTGCTTTCCTCCATCATTGACTCTTACCGTCACCATTACCGGCTCCATATCCGGCGGCATCCTATCACAGCATTTGATCCAGTCCATATTTCTCTAATAGCTCCCTCTTCTTTGAATCATAAGCGGCCTTCGCGCTTTCAATAGACATAAAACCCGTCTTTACCCAGCGCTCTCCGGAAACCTGTACGGCTGCCCGGTATGTTTTCCCGTTTTTCTCCGGCATAACACCACGCACACCAGTTTTGCTTCTTAGCATCGCTTTGTCTGTCTTCGCTGCCGCAATATCTGCGCGCTTTATGCCACCCGTTTTTGCAAACTTGGCCTTAACGGCAAGTTCAGAGTATTTTTTCATATTCTCGCTTTTGTATTGCTGGCAGCCACATCCCTTTGGTTTGCTTCTTATCGTCTGTGCGGGGAACTCCTTTTCGAAACCGCACATGGAACACTTGCACAGATACAGCGCGTTCCCGTGTTTGTCAATTCCGGTTCGCTTCAATACAGTCAGCGCACCATAGGTTTTCCCGGTAAGATCTTCCGTTTTCTCACGCTTATTGCATCCACAATCTTTCTTTGGCGATTTTTTATCGGTTAACCGTTGCCCCTCAACGACGCACTCATTTCCGCACTTGCGGCACATGCACCGCCAAAGCATGGCGCCTTTGGGCGAGCGCCCAGCGGGTTCTATTACTATCAGTTCCCCGAACCTTTGACCGGCGAGGTCTTTTATCTTTCCCATCAGAAACACACTCTTTTTGTTTTGCGCGGAATTTTTCTTGCCTACATGTCGTCCTGTACTTTCAAGATGTATTCTCTTACAGAGCGAAGGGCCTCACCTTCTGGCCCAGCCTTAAACGACCCGCAAGCCTCAATTTTCTTGTCAATAAAACCCAAAATCTGATCCAATATCTTACACTCTTTACACATAGTCAATACCCCCTTGTTTTATCTGGAGGCGTGTGCTATATTATCCTTGTCAACACGCCTCTGATGTGTTCTCATTCAGATCGCCGCTTCCTTTTGACCGAGGGCGGCGGTCTTTTTTTCTGCTCAAATTATACCATTGGCTTTTACTAATGCCCATCTGCTTACAGGCGGCTTCCACTGTGGTGGAGCTGTCTTTTTGCATTTTGAAAAATTTTAACTCGCTGTTTTATGACTTGCAGAAATCACAATTCTGTCCAACGCCCCCAACACTTCTCCAAATTGACACTTCATATCTTCATAAGCAATATAATCTTCTTGCATATCGCTTTCCGGTATCTTCCCAGCTTCGCATAACTTATATCGTCTAAGTTGTTCCTGCGAAAGCATTTTCATCGTATTTGTAAGGTTGTGCCCCATCATTTGAGCATATTGTATGCAAATAGTTTCTGCGTCTGATGCGGTTTCTTCTCCAACATAAAACAGGAGAATGTATGCTTTACAGCCGCCAGTAGAAATTTTGTCTTTGAATTTCTGTGTCCTGTTCGTCGTTTCATATACCCGCGTGTGCCACCCGCACCCAATGTAAAAAATTTCTCCGTTCCCATCGACCCACGCATAAACGAACTTCCACCCGCAAGCGTTTGCCTCATAAGTCCAATCAACGGCATACTGGTAATTTACATTCACTTTGTCGAAAAGGTCTGGAAGTTCAGTTCTCTTTGCTCTTGATATTTCTTCCAAAAACTTTTCTCTTGCGTCTGTTCCTGCACACCGAAGAAACTCTACAGCCGCTTCTTTGGCACGAAAATACAATGTATCAGACATTATTTATCCTCCTTCAACAACCCAGCCTCTCTTTGCTCGTCCATCCACTTGTTGTACCGATAGTAGAAAGTGCTTTTTTTCATTTCGAGTTTTTTTGAAGCCTCGTCAAAAGAGATCTTCTTTGCGTGGTACTTGGAGAACACTTCATGCACCATCCGTTCATCCGTTCCATAGATATTCTCCCGGCCCCAGCGTTTCCCTCTTGCCTTTGCCGCCGCAATTCCTTCCTTCTGCCGTTCCAAAAGCAAATCTCTTTCAAACTGTGCCATGACCGCTAAAAGGCCAAATGTCAATCTTCCAGTTGCAGAGGTCAAATCAATGTCCTCTTTTAGACTTTCCAACTCAACGCCCTTATCCCTCAACTCCTTCGCAATATCATACAGATCAATCACGGACCTCGCCATTCTGGAAAGCTCATGCACCACTACGACATCCCCTGGTTGCACAAATTCAAGCATCGCTTTTAACTGCGGCCTGTTCCTGTCCTTTCCGCTTGCTTTCTCAATAAACAGCTTTTCTACATTCATTTTCTCCAAGCTGTCCTCTTGTCTGTCCGTATTCTGATGGGTTGTGCTCACCCGAATATATCCCACTCGCATTTCACTTCGCCTCCTGTTGTGTTTAGTCTAACACATTATATTGTACTTGTCAACAGGCTTTATTGGACAAATAAAAGTCTTTTTTCTGTGTTCTCACAGTTTGGGTGTAACCCTATTTATACCTTTATGCCACATTCCCCCGCCGGTACCCTGTCCCGCCATATCTGTATCTTGTGTAAATCCGCATTATCATACAATATCTTGTGTTCAATAAACTACAGAAAATAAAACTCTAAGAAGTACAAATTATCTATTGACATTATTGTGCTTATGTGCTATCATACAATCACAGCAAGGGAAACCTCGCTGAATCTACCGGGCAGGAGGTAACGGAAATGGAGATTGATAGCATGACCCAGACCGAGTTAGCATCCTATCTTGAAACCCTGGCGAAGCTGGTAGAGGCCACGGCTAAGGACGCGCAGGACGCGGCCCGCATTATCCGAGAGGCCATCCCCAAGCAGTAAAAAAGATAGCCGCCCAGCCCTGAACAAGCAAGCGACTATCTAAGACCCAGCGGAGGCGGTTAGAGCCTGCCATCTGGCCGCCTCCACTATAACACAACTGGCAGGGAAAAGCAAGGCCACAGGCCGGGAGGCTTAACCATGAAAATAATCGTAGATATTGCAGGCCAATTTACCATTGCAGACCAGACTCCGGAATATTTGGCCGTTGGATTTATCGGCTCCGCATGTGCTGACCGACTGACCCCGGCACAACTTAACCATGTGCGCGGATTTTACGGCATGACAGGCAAGCGAACGGAAGTCTGGCCGTCCTACCCTGTAAAACTCAATCGCAACCACTACAACGACTTTTTGATTATCTACCGGTCTTGACCCGCCCGCCGGAGAATGGAGGTGACCCTCGCATAATTATCCTGTTTATTGTCCTCCTCCCATTTATGGTGATCTGGGAGACGGCGAAAAAATCTTGACTGCCCCGATCGGGCGCGATACAATCAACACAATGGAGGCCCCGCGCAGGGGAGAAGGGAGAGCAAACCATGAAAAAGCTGACTGCTAAAGAGGTATTCACCCGCGAAGCCTATGAGGGGCTGACAGCAGAAGAACGCCGGTCGGCGCTAAAAGTTGAACAAGCAAAAGAGTGTAGCGGCTGGAGAGCCTACCCTGACACTTGTGCCGAGCTGGTGGACCTTATCCCGGATGATTGGTGGAGCAAGTACCCTGCCCAGCATATCGGGAAGGTTATGTCTCTGCTCAAATCCGCTATTGACCTGGGAGTTGACAAAGGCCGCCGCGAAGTGTAATATAAAAGCGTCGGGAGGCTGAGGCGCAGCTTTCTGGTGGGCCTCGACCCTGGCCCCACGGATTGAAATATAGATATGTATATTAATACGGCAAGAAGAGAGGGCTTACTAAGTAGGCTCTCTTTTCTTTTCCGATGGAGGCATCTGCCGCGTCGGATGCTAACTTAGATACCACCCGCCCCGCTATGGGGCGGTTTTTTTGCCCTCCAGTCCCTCCAGCGTGTCCGCCCATATCCCTACACTCCCCAGCAACTTCCCGCTGCTTGCGTGGCCTCCTACGGTCAGCAAGCGGCATTTTTGCGCCCGTGACCAACAAAGAGATCACGCCCCAAAAAGCAGAACCGCCGCAAAGGCCATTTACAGGCCCGTAGATCAGTTTTAATGTCTGGCGGTGTCTCTATATTCCAATGCCACAAAACTCCGTACAGAGGACCGCACAGCGCCACACAATGCATAAAGCAACCCCGGCCCACTCCACCAGGAGCAAGCCGGGGCGTTTTCATTTTTTGCGGGCTAGGGATAGCACGGCGCAGCGCTCTTTGTCTGCGTCCCACCAGGCGCAAGCGTCCTTGTCACAAACTTTTACCTGCCACACTGCCGCGTCACGTTTAAACGGGCAGAACTTATTTCCTTCCGCTGCCATAGTCGTTTCCCCTCCAGAAAGTCACTGGCATAATCGTTCGATAGTCGCCGAACCATAGTTGATAGTCGTTTCATAGTTGCTGGATAGTTGTTTACTCCTCCACCACCACAGACCCGGCGATCCGCTCTTCAAGCTGCTTTTGGTCGGGAGAGTCGCCGAGGGGTGGAGCCGTAGTCGGGGCAATATCAATAACATCCCGATAGCCAAACATGTTCTTTGCTAAAAAGATTCCAGAAGCGGGGTTAAGCTTCCCATTTTGCATATAATCAACCCACATTTCTTCCAAAATCATGATGGCTTTTTTAATCATCCCTGAGTGTGTGGAACTGCGGTACTGCCCATTTTTCCATGTTCTAAGCGTGTCCGGGTCAATTCCAATCCAGTTCGCCATACCAACCATATTAGGTTTCCGGTCATTCTCGACGCAGAACTGGAAATAGTCGTAAATTCTTTTCTCCACCTGGTCAGGATCAGATATATCGATTGGGGGAAGGTCAAGGGAAGCTAAGGCGTATCTAAGATAGCGAGAGTTGTCGCCCGGCTTTACGTTCTCCTCTCCAAAGTGCTCCTGTGGATTTGGCACCCAAGACCGTTTCTTCACTTTTTCTAAGATAGTCGTATCATTCTTGTTCAGAGTTGCCACCTCCGTTATCTTTTCTCCAAATCCATTTTGCTTTTCTGCGAACAGAAACGACCTCACCGTTTTGGCAATAAATCACATCGTCATCAGATTTATATCTCTGTCCATATGCCCAATTTTCAATCTGGACTCCAAATGTATGCGGTACCCCGATATATGAAAGTTGTTTCCTTATGTCTTTGGGCAAGATAAAACTCATAAATTATTTCTCCTTCGCAAACCCAAACCTCTCTCTTGCTCTCTTTGCCATGTTTTCCCGCTGTTCGTCCGATAGTTCCTTCGGAGCGCGGACTTTAATCCACTTCTTGGGGAAAGTATATTCCCTCACACCTTCACCTGTTCGAACTACAGTAATTTCTTTGTGTTTTCCGGCAAGTACATCTAATCGGCGAATCAGGGCACGATCCATCGTATAGCAGGATGCAAGAGGCTCTTCCTGATTGTAGTTGTAGATAGTTTCCATTTCGTATTTTGTTAAGTCCAATGTTCGTTCCTCCATTCGAGAAAGGACATCTTCTTGAAAATCATAGTCGCCATGATGTATCTGATAGTCCCTGAGTTGGTCAGGAAGTAGAGTTTTGATAGGATTGGGGAAATGTCCTCAAAGTAAGGCTCCCAAGCGGGATTGCTATATTTCATTTCCCAAACACCGCCTTCATATAGTCGCTGGTCAGGTAAAGAGCCTCTTTCTGGGAGAACCCCTGTTTTATCAGATTGTCATAGAATACTTTGAGCATTTCGGACATGGCTCCTACTGCATTAAGTAGACTTGAAATATCTTATTTCATTTTTATTTATAATCCCCCTTTATATCATAATGTAAAATAATCGTTCTGTCAAGCCTCAAATGCTTTCTTTGCTAATTCCTTAATTTCTCCCGCCGTATACTTTCTTGCTCCCCTGTCCGTTTCAAATCCCTCCTTCGGCGGGTCTGGGAGGGGCATCCAGTGGGTGACACCGCCCGGCTCTCTTTCTCCGTGTGGTGTAATGACACGCCACTTCTTTCCCATGTCACTATGCCAGCCCATCATGGTCTGCCAGCGTTCATGCCAAAACGCCACCACAAGGACATCCGCTTGACTTTCCGGCAGCCTGTCCTTGACGCTAATCCACTCGCTCATGTTGCCCGCCCTCCCCGTCGTGGATGGAGCCGCAGTGTATGAGGTTGGGCCAATTCTCTGGCTTCGCTTCGTCCTCCAGCGTCCAGTCGTTGCACAACCCGTCCTCGTCTGCCAATACATAGCGTCCTTCATCTTCCCAATAGGTCACGACGCCGAGGATGCAAACACACTCGTTGCCTTCCTCGTCCTCGCCCCATTCGCCCAGCATATCGCCAGTAAAAATCTTGTGTACTTCGGAGGACGGCCACGCTTCTCGCTGTATGTCGATGTTGGTGTACTGGCAGACCGTGGCGGGGTCAACTTCAAAGAATCCGCCTAGCATGATCCTCCCTTTTGTGGGCGGGTCTGCCCTGGCCGATACCAACCGCGGTAGAATGTACGCTCCAGGCATAAAGTCGGCATCTTCCGGGACAGCCACAATGTTTCCCTCCACCCACTCTCCATTATCCAGCCGCTTGGCTTTGAAAAGGATTTCTCTCATTGTTTTTCCTCCATCATCGTTAAAGCCTTCTGCAAGCAAGCCTGTATCTCTTCACTGATAGCAGCATTGCTCTTTGCGAATGTACTGTCTAAGTAGTTTTTGTCATGGTAAGCAAGAGTTTCTAGAGCTAACGCAACACGAATGTACTCTTCTGACGTTTTGCATACACACTCAGGGGATTTCATTGGGCACCTCCGATGATCTCGTCCAATGTGGCCCGCCTTATGCTCCTCAGCGTAGGAAACGTTTCATCAAGGTTATCAAGACTGCCCTTATAGTTGTCTTCGTCATCATACATGTAAAATGTCTGTCCCACTATATCAACGTATGCCAATGTTTTAACAACTGGATATAGCACTTTGATAGCCTTCGCCCTCTCCACCTCCTGCTCCGTCCAGCGGGGCTTGCGGGCGATGTTTTCTGGATGATTTATGAGATTGTTAAGACATTCCACAGTGGAGAATCCCCAGCAGTCATTTGATATTTCAATCTGGAATGTCCCATATTTATTGATACGAAATCGCCCTAACGTGTTTCCTCTAATTTCAAACTTTTCTTCTGGTTCAACCCCAAGCACCTCGCAAATTCTCGGCTTGTCCATGTTGGCCTCCTCCTTAACCGGTGTCGCAACAAACGCCCATTCAAAGACATCTGTTGGATCGTTCAATTCCATAAAACATTGTTTCCCGTTGTAATATTCTCCGGGTTTATGATTGCAACTCCCGGTACTATCTCCGCAAATAGAACAAGTTCTTGTTGCTACTGAGCATCCAATGCTGACTTCTTTCTTTTTTCCGCTCTTGATTTCCTCGATGACCTTGAAATTTTCCGGGATATTCTTGATGGACGCATTGGCCTTGATAAACCACTCGCCGTCTTTCCCTTTAAGGACTACTGTGGAAAGAATTTTTGCAATACTGCCTTGGCCTACAAAACCGTTTTTACCGACAAACATTTCAGACAGTTTACGCAAACACGGAAGTGTAAACTTCTCAAAATCTCTATCAATCTTGGTATCACAAAGACGGATTTCAAACTTATAGTATTCCGCCTCGTCCTCCAACACCTCGTACCCCATCAGGCGGGCGGCTTCGTGGACCCAGTTTGTTATCGTCTCCATATCCCGGTTAAAATCGGCTATGTCCTGGTCTTGCACGTCTCTTGGCTTATCTGCCCAAAGCTCTCTTCCGGCCCGTTGCCCATAGAAAAAGTCCCATTTAGACAGAATTTCAAGCACTTCCCCCGTCTCAGGGTTACGAAACTTCATGGTCGGCCTCCCTCCATTCTCCATAAGAACAAAAGTCATCATCATAAAAATTAAGGCTGTATGAAGCTCCGCCCTCATGGTCAGTTGAAAGCGATTCGTTTTCGCACTCATGCGTTTGGAGGTTGAAGTGCTTGCAATTTTTGCACCTGACCACAGGCGCGGCGTCGATGGTGGGCATAGATTTAATATCTTCCCATAAAACTATTCTTAGTTCAGCAGGGCTTCTTTCGCTCCCCAATGCCATTGTCCCTATTAACTTATAGTTTGGCAATGCATCAATATCAATCAGCCTCATGCCCGGCCTCCTTATCCATGCGGGCACCGCAGTTACAATATGGCTCTTTTTTATGGTTTACCCTTCCACATTGACTGCAGCGGTACACAATATGATCGTGTAGAACAGGCTCCCCAAATTCGTCATATTCTACGGGGATTAATGTCTGGAATTGCTCGGCAATCCAATGGCCATGCCTCACCTCCGCAACATCAGCGGTGGGAATGGTATCAATCAGCGCCGGCGCGTCATCGGTTGCCCCATAGCGATCCAGAAGGTTCTTTACAGCCGCCCTCTCGATGTACTCCTTCATTCCTCCGCCTCCCACTTTTTCTTCATGTCTTTGTATAGCTCTTCCATCTTCCGGTTCCACCCCTTGAGCTTCCAGAGGACAAGAAGGCCCAGCGCCATCCATTCAACAGCGGCTACGATCGTTAAAATATCAGCCATCCTGCTCCCTCACTTTTTGAACCGATTCTGCGCACTCATCACAAATAAATTGATTTTTGTGCCCTCTGATTAGTGCCAGATATGGTAAATAGTCTCCATCAAACCTCTTCCCACAGATAAAACATTTATCCAGTCCGGCGCTTTTCATCCCTTTTTGCTCTCGCGCTGAAATAGTATTTTTTACGGTCATACCCCATTTTGCACAATCGTAAATATCGTAGGTTTTCGTGCTTGTTTTCTTAATTATCATCCTGCTCCCTCCGTAGTGCGGCCGCGGCTGCCTCGCGGGTCAGGAAAACGGTTTTGCCAATAGCGCTTGCTGGGTATCGTCTTGTCGGGCGCTTCCAACTTACGTTATGCTCTACCCGGATTTTGACAAGTGTTTGCTTTTTGGTTTTTGTTATAGACACTATTTCCCCAAGCAGGAATTTCCCATTTTCAACAGTTTTGTAGTTCCAAACGTTTCCCCACGTGCGAACATCAACTTTTACCCTTTGACCAACTTTACACGGCAGCACCACGCACTTTCCCTCGTCGTCGGCCTGCTTGAGTTCGCGGAGACGGTCAATGGGGCCGAGAGCACGATATTGCTCCAGCTCTTGCTTGTCCACTCTCAGACCAAATGCTTCACCTTTGAGCTGTTCGATTTCCCCCGGCTCCAAGCCAGTCTCCTCATAGGCTGCGAGGCGGTCAACGTGCGGCCCGTAATCTTCTCTTCCTTCGGCATCGATAGCTACAAACCATTTTCCACCACCATGCCCATTGTCACACCAGTATGTCAGTCTCTCCATGCTCACCCCTCCTCCGGGCCGCGCCACTTAAAGCAATCGTTCACATAAAATCCGGGGCATTCTGCGGTTTGTCCATTTTCCCCTACTGGTGGCAAATCATACTCACAAAGTCCGCAAAGGTCTATTCCTGTTGTCTCCAGCCGATATTGATTCACCACAAATGTCAGATCACTGACCGCCGCATCCCTCTCCCGCTTCACCTGCTCCAGCTCGGCCCGCAGCTTCTCGATTGCATCTTTCAATGATTGATTTTCTTCATGGGTAAGGTTTAATTCTTCCTGCATGGGCCTATATACTGTTCCATTTCTTACAGCCTTATCAAGCCCTGCCCATTTGTTTTCTGCCTCAATCCATTTGCCGTTGGCTTCCACATACTTCTTTTTCCAGTTATCAACCGCAGCCCGCAACCTCTCGTTTTCGGTCTGGAGCGTGGAGAGGGCGGTGGCGGCGGCGTGGCACATTTTAATGCCTTCCGGCCCTCCTGCGGCGTTTTGCAGGCTCTCAATCAGCTTCTCGATGTTCATCAGGTTTCCTTCTCTCCCTCCGGCGGCCCATCCCAGGCCGTCCAGTATTGGCCGTACAGTTCCAGGCTAAACGGTTTGATATGCTTGCAGTACAGGTATCCATCCATGCACCCCTCTGCAATCTCCAGGCAGCCCCATTGGAGCTGGGCTATCCCTGCTCCCTCAATGTAGATTGGGGTCTCCTGGGTGATGGATTCCAGCTCTACGCGGGTATATTGGTGTCTCATGGCGATACCTCCGGCGGGCGGCGGTAGGCAAGCCATGTTTGGCCGTATAGTTCTCTATTCCCGTAATCGTACTGGTCAAATGCCGACACAAACAAAGCCTTAATATCGTCAACGGTATGCACTAACACCCAGCAACTTTCCCCATCTTCCAGCTCGACGATATATACAGGCTTTTCCACCATATTGCCCAGCTCATTCCATGTCAGCGGCTCGTTCGGCTGGGCAGCTTCCGCCAGATTTTCCATTTCCGCAAATTTCTTTGAGTAGTCTGGTTTTTCCAGCGTATACCCAGCAGCAAAAATTTCCAGTAGTTGCTCCGCTGTAAAACCTGTTACGATCTGGAGCTTTGTGTACAGCTCGTCAAGCTCTCTCACTCGATTCACCCACTCGTTCGGCGGGGTGAGGGTGGGCATATGCTCAACGCAGTACATTACCCGTCCCATCAATGCCTTTTGTGCATCGGATTTTGCCAGTTTATTTGCAATATTTGCAATCTCCAGTTCGAGCAACTCTCCATCAATCGCCCTTGCCATCGTTCAGCGCCTCCTTAACCATGCGTGGGCTTCCCTTTGTGGGGATTTCTTGCGTTGGCAATAAAAGCATCCATAATAAGCGTGAGACGATTATGTTTGACTTCGCCATTTCCATCGATATAAAAGTTTTTCATGCTCCACCGCTGGAGTTCTCGGCCAAATGGATAGTCTACAACTACGTCTTGCCCAATTAGGGCTATAAATTCATTTTTTGTCATTGTTTAGCGCCTCCAGTCTCTTTCTCAGTTCCTCCCACGCCTCTGGGGTGAGAGGGCGACCACATTGAGAACAGTATTGGTGTCCCCACCGCTCCCATGCGATTGCTGTATCAGCTGCTTTGCAACGGTCACACCCCGGCCACAGCCGCTCCACCTGCTCCCGGCTGACGGGGCGGAGGGCGGAGAGGGCCATATCAATAGCATCCCAATAAGACAGCCCATCTTCCCGGTCATCCCAGTCCGGAGTCCACCGCTGTATAGTTTTCAGGCACTCAATCGCTTCTTCCCGCGTCATGGCTTGACCTCCAATCTCTGCAATTCCTCCGCGCTCAGAATCGGCGCGCGGGTGTTCCAGGCGAGCATAACCTCATACTCAGTGTCATATCGCCCTCCATAGTCAACATCCCATCCGAACATCATTTCACATTCGTTGCAAGAAACGCTATAAACATGGTTCCTTGATGGGCGCAATAATCTTGGGCCATATGCTACAACTTCCGCTTCTCCCCCGCAGAACGGGCACGGAACCAGCACCCCCGCATCCGTCAGCCGCTTGGCTGCCTCTTTATTGCCAAGCAGGGCTAATTTGATATCATCCATGTATAATTCCCCTCTCTATGTCCGCTATGGCCCGAAAGATCGGGTAAAACTGTTGGGGGACTACGGCGTTTCCGTAACACTGCATCCACTGTTTGTACTGCGGATATCCCCCCATCCAATCGGGAATCCCATCATCCATTCCGCAAACTGGGGGGTGATGTACTGCCCAATACGTTCCGGGAAGATAATTCCAAGGCTGGCGCTCAGCGTTTGTCCGTGTTTTCCGCTGTGCTCCTGTGGTGTCTGCCTGCGGATCGGCTTGAAGTCCTGACTTGCCCTTGGAGATGCCAAGAATACAAACCCTGTATCTTTCATGGTGCGCTCCGACAGCACAAGCCGGAATACTGAACGTCCAGACTTCGTATCCTTCTTTTTCCAAATCGGTGCAAATGGACTCATGTATTGTAGATAAGATGCCATTAACATTTTCGCCAACAACATACCTCGGCCGCAATTCGTCAATAACTCGCAGGAACTCTGGCCATAAGTGCCGTTCATCATTTTCTGCAAGCCGTTTCCCGATAACGCTGTGTGGCTGGCAGGGGAATCCGCCCGAAATAATGTCAACTGTTCGCAGTCCTGTCTTTTCATAGAAACTCTCCTTCGTCAGCGTGCGGATGTCCCGCCAGCGCGGCACGTCCGGCCAGTGTTTTTCCAGCACGCGGGTGGGATAATCCGCCCACTCGCACTGTCCGACGGTGGTAAATCCGGCCCACTCGGCGGCAAGGTCAAGTCCCCCGATGCCGGAGAAGAGGGAGAGATGCGCCAGTTTCGTCGCCTCGTGATCACCCAGCAGGGCGCGCGTCTTATCGTTCATCGTTCGGCACCTCCTTGACTGCTTCCCACCGCTCCGCTGATGCCGTAGGGGTCTCTGGTGATCATATCAGCACCCCATCTAACGCCTTGCTTAGTACATCCGCATTTTCCAAAGTACGATTCTTTCTATATTGACTTTGTGCGAACTCAACATACTTAATAATGTTTGACCAGTGCTGCCCTAGTTCCTTCCATTGTTTCATGGATTCATTTGCTATATTATATTGATACGTCATTTTCCCCTTATCAGAAATCGCCCGTTCTCTGGTTATAGATCCCGCTCTAATACTTGCATACATGCTGGACAAAAAACGGAACGCAAGCTGATCTGGAAGAGATAAACCGTCCGGCATGGGGGCCCCTTGCTCAGCTTCTCTTTCAAATGGAAATATCATAGTCTCTCCTTTGTAACACTAAGTAACCGTTTTGTAACACGTCTGGTGTTACGCTATAAACATTGCGCCGCAACGGATTGAAAGAACTGTAACACCTGTAACACCTATTTTTTAACTTTGAATTTTTAAAAAAAGTGCGCACGCAATTTTTTTATTTTATAGAAACATATCAAAAAGGGTGTTACAAGGTGTTACGGTGTTACAACTTCGAATTCCCAATTACGGCAATAGTTCCTCTACGTTTTCCTCAAAATCATTCAAATAATTGTCCATTTTGAGCCAAATACAACGTGAAACTCGCCCGTTAATCCGTTTTGTTCGGGTCATTTTCCCATCTTTACCCGGAAGAATTAGGTTGTTGTTTTTCGCCCATCCGAGAAAAGCAGAGGCATTGTAACCCTCGTCTTGAAGGATCTGGTCGAATTTGGAGCGAATGATATAAGCGTAATCATCGTCCAGATCGCCCCACACTTCGCCCTGGTGGGCGTCCGCACCCGGCGAGAATCTGGATTGGTTGATGTTAATGAAGTCATATAGGTATTGCAGGGCGCGGGCGTTTTGGTTGACGGTCTCTTTTGATACCAGATATGGCCGGATATCGTCTGGCTGAAGGAGAACGCCATCTTGGAAGATCCACTCCTCTGATAGCCTGTCAGCGGCCAGTATAAGGGCCGCAGATGCCGTCTGCTTGTCCATAGTGTCACCGGTCTTAATGGCCTTTTGTAAGTCCTCCTGGAGCTTCTGGACGCGCTCTATCACGCCATCCGCCATCAGGTGATCTACAAACTCCCGCCCAGCGAAACCGTAGTTGGCGTACAGACTGGTGGCGGTCTTTTTCGGCTCATCAAAGAGTTTGGTATCGTGGCAGTCCACCTCAATTGTCCGGTTGACTGCTCCCTCTCCACTATTGGCGGAAATGATGGGAAATTCGCCTGTGGTGATGACGCAGTTCCTCCAGGTAGGTGTCTTTTGGAGGCCTCCCTGCTTCCGGCCACGGGCCCGTCCCACACCTTCTGATAACTGATAGATCATCCGGTCGAAGTCCTTCCGGTTGTCCTTGACCAGTTGGAGCTCGTCAATGATGAGGGGCAGGGAATTGCAGAACGCCGCTCCCAGTTCCTTCCCCACCTCCGTGGCGTTGAAGGTCTGGATGTAAACGCCGATCTCCGGATTGGCCCACACGCTGGCGGCCAGAACCAGGCTCAGGCTCTTTCCGGTTTCCGATCCGCCCCACAGGTGTACAAAAAATGGTAGGCAACGGCACGGTCCCACCAGAACAGAGGCGAAGGAAGCGGCTAGAACGATACGGGCGATCACGTTACCGGGAGTTTTGCCTGACCGGACAGCTCTCGCGCAGTCCAGCCAGGCCTCCCGGCTCCCATGCTCCTGGATGCTCTCAAAACGAGTGCGGTAGGTTTCCTCTCCATCAAAGACCAGTTCTTCCTCATATGGCGAGAAGCCATATTCCTCAATCCAGCCCAGCCGCCCCACGCTGGATACCTCCGGGATCAGGTCATAATTGAGCTGCTCCACATCAGCCAGATATCGTACAAGGGCCTTGCCGGTCTCACTGTTGACCATGATTCCATACTTGGAGAGTCCGATGATAGAGCGGCTGTCGGAAATTACGTTGCGATCCACAATCACAATGTCCCACCGGCGGCTAAGCCGGTATGCAAGCATAACCTTGTGCTCCCGCGTATCTACGTTTACCAACCGCTGAACCGGCATGATGGGGTGGTAGCAGGCCACGACCTCAAAGCCCATCTTGTCGGTGCCGTAAATACCTGTGTCAGTAGCCGTCCAGCCCCCACAGTCCAGTTCCATTTCCTGTCCGGTAAAATCCGTTCGGTTAAAGCCCGGCGTCACTGTCCCGCTGACTGTCTCTATGTAATCTTTGAACAGCGTTGCCAAGTTTCTGACTCCGACCGCCTGCGCTTGGATGGACATACGCCCCATAAGCTGCCGCATCTCGAATTTGTTTTCTTTGTGAGCGTATAAATATTCAAACGGTTTCGTGGTCGTCAAGTAGTCGTCCCTTGTGTATACGGGCAATTCTTCCAATGCTTTTTGCCTCCCTTCTCTATAAAGTCGTCAAGCCAGTATTCAATATAAGGGAGGCGCCTGACGGCCTCGACATATAGCGGGTGATAGTAGGATCTCTCGCCCTGAACGACGGGTGCAAACACGTCCATTGCCTCCTTCCAGTACCTCTGTTCAGAAAGCATAAAATAGAAGTTTGTTTCAGCCCGGTCTTTCCGCCGCTGCTCTTCACGCCTGGCTTCTAGCACCTTTGACCGTTCCATCCTGTCTGGTTTGCCGGATGTGAGGCCCAGGTGGAAATCGGCATTGATTCTGAGCACGGCCTGTCGAAAGTTCAGATCAAACAAGCGCATAACAAAATCAATGACAGATCCGTGGGCCCCACACCCAAAGCAATGGAAGCCGCCTTCACCATCATATAGTTTTAAACTGGCTGTGTGATCTCCAGTGTGGAACGGGCATTTCATGAATCCTGAACGTCCTACCTGGAATCCATAGGTCTCCGCCATTTGCCGAGCAGGCAATAGCCGCTTGATTTCAGGAGCTATATCCATATGATTACCCCCGCTTCAGGCGGTCTCTCACCCAGTAATAGAGGGTGCTGTAAATGATTTGGGCCGTCTCTGATGGCTTACAGAAGATAACTGTCAGGTTAAACCGAGCCTGCCAGGATAGGAGCGTTGCGGCAAAGCTCTGAGGCTTAAGCTCTGACCGATAATTATGCAGAAAGATGTCTGTCCAGGAGGCGTTTTCCACAATCAGAAAGACCTTGATGCCACCGGCCTTTGCCCGTATCATCTCCCGCTCAAATCGCTCCCGGCCATTGGTGAAGTTCCCGGCAATCTCGTCCAGGTTGGCCTTGCGCTCTACTACAATCTCGTCCTCGAAAGTGGCGTCACCCAGCATGACGGAGTAATCTCCAGTCTCCAGGGCCCGGCTCTTGTGCTGAATGTTATGCTTGTCCAGCCAGGAAATGATGTGCTGATGAACCTGCTCCCGGCTGTCAGCTATGACCACCAGTTCTTTCAGCTTCTTTTTGATCTCCGCATCGGTGTAGTGGGTCAGCATCCGACCACCTCAGTTCCACGGAAGATCCTCGTCATCGTCAACTTCTTTGAGTTGCACCAGCTCCTGACGCTCCGGCATGGGGCCTTCCCAGGGGGGAAGTTTCGCCGCTCTATCCTGGTCAAGAAAATATTGAACTTTGAGGTATCCCTGGTCATCCTCTTTCAGTTTGGCTGCGCCAACAGCGCCAACCCAAGTCGGAAGGGTAAAATCTCCGTCATCAATGTTGAAGGAATCAAAGAACTCGGTCATGTTCTGATTAAACCATTCGTTCTTGACGATGTAGTGCTTGATGGGGATATTGCTTCCGTTTGGCCGGATGACGATGACCAGCATGGGATTCCCCTTTTTACTCTCCGTATCTTCTACGCTAACGATCTCCACCCGGTAGTTACCAGGCTTCAGCCGCTTACGCTCTTCTCTTTTATAATCATCCCAGTTTCCCATGTTTCATTTCCTCCTCGCATAATTTGTAGTGTTTGCAGGTGAAGCAAAACCCCTTGCAGGTCTTGCGGCTCCTGAAAAAGTGCCGGATTCTGTCAAGCATATTTGCTCCTCCAGTTCTCACAGTACAGATCCACCAGTCCGGCCCGATCCATCCAGATCATGAACTGGCGGACAGTTTTTTCAATTGGGTCTGTATCATCTGGCAGATATGACTCCCGGTATACATAGCTCCCGTCGCTGATGATATATTCGAATTTCTGAACCTCCGGACATAGGTAGAAGTACATGGGGTGCTGAGGGCTATCCAGGTATTTCCCCACGTGGTATGTCTTACTGAACTTGGTATCATATATGATTCCAGCTTTTAAGAAATCCAGAATGCCGTAACAGATGAACTCTACGCCGTCCACCACCAGAGGTCTCGATGCCTTGACCTGATACTGCCCATGTGCGATGATTTCGCAGATCTCCTTGACCGGCCTGTACCACTCCTGCTCCGGGGTAATTTCCGCCCCTTCGCTGACAGCGTGAACCACGTTCTCAAACCGGATACCGTCCAGCATGGCCTTTGATTGCGGCTTCTTTTCCCGGCGGAGCGTGGAGAGAAATTCGTCAAACGAGCTGCCCTTTAATGCGTACTGCCAGGAGGATAAGAGACTCTGCGTCAGCAGGAACTTATTTCTGCTCGGCCCACTCATAGGCTTTTGTCTCCTTGTTGTAGATAATCCCAAGCTCCTTCAGCCGCTCGGAAAGAGCAGCTTTCAGTTCCCGTTCACTGGTCAGGGCGTGCTTCAGGACCTTGATAGCAGACATGGCGGGCTGTATGTCCTCCGGCTTCTGAATGGAATCCAGGGCCAGCCGCCCTGCTGCCATCGTCTCATCATACTGCTCCTGCTGAGGCTGGAGCGAGGCGTGTTCTGTCGCTATGTTCTCTTTGACCTGGGCGAACAAACGGGCCAGGAAGTCATTAGGTTCCCCGTCCTTCAGTTCCGGAACCTTCATGAGCCCCTTGATGCCATAGGCAGCTTTGGCGTTGTAGTTCATAGTGGGGGTAAAGCCCAGATAGCGCTCCCCGTTGACGATATGGAGATAGGCCCCTAGGTCGGCGGGCTGCCAGACAAGCGTCTTGGCGGAACCCTCACACACGATGTCATAGAATACGTCGTCTCCCTGCCGGTCTTTGGCTGCATGGAAGAGGAATACCACATTGAACTTCTTCCTTAGCTCAGCGGACAAGCGAAGAAATTCGGTCTTGACAAAGCCGTATCCCTGCTGGGAGAAGCCTCCAGACTTCTTGCTGGCGGCAGGCTCATTCCTCATGGCCCAGTCCTTCATCAAGTCAATCAGTGCCCCACAGGTATCAATGACAACCGTCTTGTAGCGTCCCTCAAAGGATTTGATGTCAGCCAGAAGTTCCTCATAAGTTTTGATCATAGAGCTGTCCTTCCGGTGCTCTGGCTTGACACGGCTCATGCCCTCGTCAGCGTCAATAAGTATCACGTCCGGGGCGGACAGGGCCAGTGTCGTTTTCCCCACCCCTGGAAGGCCACTGATAATCATGATGATATTCTTGTTGGAAAAATCCATGTTCTCCGGCTTTACAATCATTTTCTTCTTCCTCCTTGCATGTTTTACAGATTCCGTTAGTATCATATGAACCAAGCTCATTCCTGCATCTGATACACCACCCGGCGGGAGATTCTAATTGAGTATCACGAAGCGGTGGCTTAATCCTCATAAGAAGGCTCCTCTGTAGGAAATTCTACATACGGAGCAGCTTGCCGGATAATCTCTGATACAATGTAAGATTTCCGAAGGTTGCGTTCACGTTGAAGCTGTGTGATAATTCTATTTGCATCCTTCTGAAGCCGAACCAATTCACACTTGCTTTCCGTTACTGGATATGTTTTAATGATGATAGGTTTCATTCTATTCTCCTTTTTGCCGCCCTCCGGTCTCGCACACCGGGGAGCGGCGCTTTTATTCGTAAATAACGGCTTCCGCCCGTGTAATAAAGTGATGAATGCCAGTGGAGCACTCGTTCCATCGGTTATCGTCGAAATCAGTCACCTCAACGGTTTCGCCTATGGCATAAACAAAGTTCGGATCATAATTGCTCTTTACCTGGCCGCCAGCAGGATTTCCGTTGATATCTGTGATACTCAATACCTTGGCCTTACTGGCGCGGCATTTTCGGCTAGTAGCGGAGGACCGGCGTGCATCTGCGGGGATTTCCAACTCCACAACAAGGCCACTTGCCTTTTTATAGCCGATATAAGAGCCGGATTCCGGACATTGCAACGGATAGAACACCGTATAAATATTCCACATCATTTGATCTATAGATGCCCCGCACAGGTCGGCATTGCTCAGGTTGGCACCGCGCAGGTTGGCACCGCACAGGTCGGCATTGCTCAGGTTGGCATCGCGCAGGTCGGCATTGCTCAGGTTGGCACCGCGCAGGTTGGCACCGAACAGGTCGGCATTGCTCAGGTTGGCATCGCGCAGGTCGGCACCGCACAGGTCGGCATTGCTCAGGTTGGCACGGCTGCCGCCCTCTCCATTCAGCCAAAGGAGATGCTCGTCCAAAATCTTTTTTAAGTCCATTTTGCTCCCTCCTCAATGTGGGATTTCTATGACCGCCCACACATCGTCGATGCTCTCCGCGCCCTCCAGTCCGGTGATCTGGATGGTGAGCGGGCCGGTGGGCGTGGGGGACGGGGTGGTGGTTGCTACCGGGGTCTCAATGGCTGGCTGTTCCGGTTCTTGGTTCCAGACGATTTCAATCAGTACAACCAGCGCCAGTAAGAGAAACAGAGCCGCAACGCTCGTAATCAGATAGCGGTTCATAAAATCCACTCCACCCAACTATCAGCGAACAGGGCCACTAGGAAACAGATGGTGACCACCACACCGCGCACAGCCTCCCGGCGGGCCAAGAGGCGCTCATTTCGAGTCTTGCTCATGTCTTTTCCTCCCGTCACTTGATATCAATTCCGCCGGAAAATGTCTTTTCCAACCATTCTTCGAGTTTATGGCGGAGCACCAGCTTCTTTCGTGTCCCTAGCTGTATGGCTGGGAAATCTGCTCGCCTGGACAATTCGTAGAATTTGCTTATGCCAATTCCGGTCAGCTGCGACGCCTCTTTGATGGTCAGGAGTATCTTGTCCTCCATGTCTTTACGCCCCCTCTGGATACGCAAAATCAACAAGGGCTTTCAGTTCCGGGAAATCAATCGTTGGGTCGTGCGCCGCCCGGTCAAGCACAAGCTCTTTTAGCTTAGGCCCGGCCCCCTCCAGCGCCTTGCGGTAATCTTCAAACGTGTAGTCCATATGGGCCTCCTCCCATTTCCGTCCTTTCCATGCCAGACAAAGCCTGTCCATGGTGTGGTTCAAGTTATTGGCGCAGTTCTCAATTTCCTGCGACTCGCTTTTTTTGTTGAGCATAAAAAATCCTCCAATCTTGCCAGAGGCCGGAGGATGTGATATACTGTCTCCGATACCTCGTGGCTGCTTCACGTGGTGTCATGCCCTGGTCGGTGGTCGCACACCGGCCGGGGCGCTTATTTTTCCCTCGTGACTCCGGGGCTGGATTCGTGATTAGGTCCATTCGCGCCGATAATTAACCACTTCCTGTCGGATGATATGTCCGTCGGAATCCCATTCTTTTACGATGTCATATGATTCCACCCACCTGTTGAGGTGATTGATTATTACATGCTTGGACTCGATCATTATATTCCCTCCTTCTCCGCCCCGTCAGGGGCGGGCTTCTTTTTCTCCATTGGTGCTATCTTTCTTCTTGCGTTTCCGTGCGGGCCTATCCCGGTATCCCTCGGCGTAACCAGCGATATAAAGTAACGCTTCTTTAGGGAGACCTACTAGGCGATCCGCTATAATCTGTGCATCGGATACTCTATCGAGGTTTATGCTCATCGGTTCACCTCCTTCGCTTAACGATACTTTATCATAGTTTAGCGAATAAGTCAACACTTTTTATTCGCCCAGCGAAGATTTTTGTTGACTTATTGACTTCGTTGTGATTTAATAAATATCAGACAGGAGGTGCAATAATGTGGAGACCATCAACGAAAGAATTGCATGGTGTATAAAAGATGCCGGGATTAAAAAGGCTGAATTTGCTCGTAGGCTTAACCTTTCACAGCCGTTTGTTTCGGAGCTATGTTCTGGGAAAAACAACCCAAGTGACCGCACCATTGCCGATATCTGCCGGGAATTTAACATCTCCGAGCTCTGGCTGCGTACCGGGGAAGGAGAGCCCCATATCCAGAGGGACGAGGACGAGGAGTTCCTCGAAGTCATGGAGCAGATCCACATGTCTGATGATGATCTGATTAAGCGGATTATTAAGGCATATTGGTTTATGGAGGACGACGAAAAAGCCGCCATCAGAAAACTGATAGACGGCTTTACAAAAAAATAAGGCCCCGGTTTTCCGGAGCCTTTTTATCACTTATTATGTAGTTTTTCGAGGACGAGGGCACGCGTAAGGAGCGATTTCAAATAAGTTTCATTTTTGTTCCGCTCCATGACAAGTTCAATCTCTTTTTTAAGCATATCAACAGTTTCTCCATTCGGCGTCATTTCGCGCCCTCCTCCCAGTTTGTGCCACTCCCAATCAGAACTATGTAATTTTTCTAATTTTGGCACATTTTGTAGCCTCTGTTTGCACTATACGCCCTGTTTACCTTATATTCTGTCAGGTTTTGTCGATGCTGGAAAATTTGTTTCTGTTGACTATTATTATAGAACATTAGTTCCATTTTTCAAGATGGGAATATCACCAAAAAAGAAGTGTAAATTTTCTGTGCGCGTTTGATCGCCTTCCGATATAATGCACGGATTATCGGACTTTTGCATGAGCGTAAAAGAACCGCCAGAGTGCGGTAAAATAGAGAGGAGAATGGGATATGGAAAATGAAGCTATCAACGGGACTAACCCAGAAGTCGGCCAGACCACTCCACCCGAATCGCCCAAAAAGTTTTGTAAATATTGTGGCGAGCGCATCGACATTGACTGTGTTGTTTGCCCTAAGTGCGGAAAACAAATCGAGGCGCTCAGGCAAGACCCGTCTCAGGTAATTATCAATAACAATGGAAGCGATTACCCCTATAAGAGTAAAACCGTCGCTCTGCTCCTGTCTATTTTCGTTGGCGGTCTTGGGATACACCGCTTTTATGTCGGGAAACTCGGAACCGGAATTATCTGGTTGTTGACTGCTGGTTGTCTTGGAGTCGGCTGGATTATCGACATCATTATGATAGCTGTAGGCAGTTTCCGGGACAAGGCAGGCATGCCGTTGCAGTAAAGAGAAAGGGTAGATATAGTATGCTGGACGAAAAAGATTTGCAGGCAATCGCGGAAATGATGAAGGGGATGGAATCCCGCATCGACCAGAAGCTGGAGAATCAGAAGCAGGAAATCCTGGACGAAAGCGCTAGACGTATGAAACTACTGCTGGACACGGAGGTCACAACCCGGTTTAATCTTTTGGCCGAGGGGCAACAGACCATTCTGGAGAAGCTGGAGCGCCTGGACGACATGGAGGTCATGGACACCCGGATCACTGCCCTGGAGGCTATGGTGAAGAAGCTGAACCGCGAAATGGAGAAGCTGAAAAAAGCGCAATAAAAATACCGCCCCCGGTGCTACCAACACCAGGGACGGCTCACATAGAGGGCAGTAAGTTTGACGGGCTCACTGCCCTTCCATTATACCAGAATGGAGGGAAAAATCAATGGCTAGAAAGTCTGCTGCGGGTAACGGGACAATCCGCAAAAAAACGGTACTCAGAAATGGGAAAGAATATACTTACTGGGAGGCCCGATTTACAACTGGGTATGACCCAGGTACAGGGAAACAGATCCAGCGGAGTATTACCGGGAAAACGCAAAAAGAAGTCGCTAAAAAACTCAAAGAGGCCACATTGACCGTAGACCAAGGAACTTATACTGACCCAGTAAAGTTAACTCTGAATGTATGGTTGGATAGTTGGCTTCAAGATTATCTGCTTGGGGTAAAAGCAAATACTATACGCATATACAGGAATAATATAGAGCGGCATATCAAGCCCGCTATGGGAGCTGTTCGCCTCCATGAAATCCGCCCACATATTGTCCAGAGATTTGTTAATAAATTGGCACTCTCTCCTGCCTCAATCCGTCTAGCCTATAAAGTGCTCCATCAAGCACTTGAAAAGGCTGTACAGCTAGGGTACATACCAAAGAACCCCGCCGAAAATTGCGAATTACCCCGTCAGGAGCAGACAGAGATACATCCTATCGATGATGCTAATGTATCAAAATTACTTAAGGCCGCAGCAGGGGATCAGATCGAGGCCCTTATCATCTTGGCTTTATTTTCCGGCCTTAGACAGTCTGAGTTGCTTGGCCTTACCTGGGATTGCGTTGACCTAAAATCAGGCTCACTGATAGTCAATAGGCAACTTGTAAGGAGCGATCTCCGGGTAAATGAAGAAGTCTTTGCATCTCCTAAGAATGGGAAGAGCAGAACTATCACCATCGCAACTTCCGCAATAAAAGTTCTAAGGGAACAGAAGCGGAGGCAAGCAGAAATGAAAATCAAGGCCGGGCCTGCATGGGGAAACGAACATAACTTGGTTTTCACAAACCCGCTCGGGCATCCGCTTACTCACCAATTTGTAGACAGGAGTTTTAAGCGGCTTATTAAAAAAGCCGGTTTTGATGGAGTCCGTTTCCATGACCTGCGTCACACCTATGCCGTTAATGCTATTCGTGCTGGCGATGATATCAAGACCATCCAGAGCAACCTCGGCCACGCCAGCGCGGCCTTTACTCTGGACAGATACGGGCACTTCACGGAGCGCATGAGGCAGGACAGCGCTGCCCGCATGGAGGGATTTATAAAAAATGTTCTAAACCTGTAAAGGGAAAACATAAGGGAAAACTTTTATGTGGATAACTAGGAACCCGTTAGAATCCTTGAATTTCAAGGACTAACGGGTTCCTTCGTTACGCAACTTTTGGTTGCTATTTGTAAACTTTATTTAATATCAAATAGAATTAAAATTTATCGTATTAATCGAAATATATCATTTATTCTTTCATTTTGCAATGAAATTTTTCAACTTAAAATGTGCTGGTAAGGGAAAATTAAAGGGAAAACTTTTAGGAAAGAAAAGGCGGAGGCTATTGCCCCCGCCCCTTGTTTAGCCCCTCACGATGTACTCGTAGTAGCGGGCTAGCTTGTCCTCCGGTGCGTCCTTATCACAGAGGAACGATTTTGCCATGTCGGCATAGAAATCAATCTTATCGCCAACACCGTGTTTCTTGGCTACCTTAACGTAGTCACTATAGACCATGTTGAGGGCCGCCCAGAACTGGACAGGGTCGCACTCAATCCCACGCTGGGCCATGACCTGTTTGGCCTGCTCCAGCGTCCAGTGAGCGCCAC